TAGATATTAGTTGTTTATAATATATATAAGTCGCCATCAGAATCCTCTGATTACAACACTTAAAACTTAGTTAATACTACACTTAAACATAAAGGAAAATACAATGAGTTTAGCAGACATTCGTGCCAAATTGCAGGCACAAGATAATCGTAGTCAAACCACTACAACCAAATCATCAGGCGATCAAGCCTTATATCCCTTCTGGAACATTAAAACAGGTGAAACTTCTCAAGTTCGTCTTCTTCCGGATGCTGATACAACCAATTCATTCTTTTGGATTGAAAAGGCAGTTATCAATTTGACATTTCAAGGTGTCAAAGGAACTTCAGATGATAAACAATATACAGTTAAAGTTCCTTGTATGGAAATGTATGGCGAAAACTGTCCAATCTTGGCAGAAGTTCGTACATGGTACAAAGACGATTCACTTAAAGATATTGCCAATAAATATTGGAAAAAGCGTACATATCTGTTTCAAGGTTTTGTTAAGACAAACCCATTATTGAACACAGGTAATCCAAAAACAGAAGATACTCCACCTGAGAATCCAATTCGTCGTTTTGTTGTTACACCACAATTGTTTTCTGTTATTAAAGCGGCAATGATGAACCCAGAGATTGAAGAATTGCCAACTGATTATCAGCGTGGTTTGAATTTCAATATCATCAAGGGTGCTAAAGGTGAATATGCTGATTATTCAACTTCAACATTTGCTCGTAAAGAAACACCGTTGACTGAAGTAGAAATGGCAGCTATTGATACATTTGGTTTGTTTAATCTTAAAGAATTCTTGCCAAAGAAACCAAGCGAAAGCGAACTTCGTATCATCAAGGATATGTTTGAAGCCTCAGTAGATGGTCGTCCATATGATGCTGATAAGTGGGCTGCATATTACAAGCCATGGGGTTTGGAAGTTGCTGCTCCAGCGAATCAATCAACTGAATCAACTGACTCAGTTAGTGATGAACCATTTGCTAATGCAACGCCAGTAGCTACCACTAATTCAACTCCTCCATGGGACGATGAACCAGCCTCAACAACTGAAGAGATTAAAGTTCCTGTCACAACTCCGGCCAAATCTAATGCCAATGATATTTTAGCATTGATTCGTAGTCGTCAGAACAAGCCTGCCTAATTAATTAGGTCACGTACCCAGAGAAATCTGGGTACTACTTATCTGGAGAACAATCATGACTTTACCTGATGAGCGATTTCGCGCTTTAAAGTACAGTAAAAAATTATTAGAAGAATTATGCGATCCTGGAAAAACTCCTAGAGTTCCTGGTATCGTTAGAGAACGAGCACGTGGTGTACTAAGACATTATCCAACCGATTATGATCTTGAACGAATGGCTAATTCTTGTCCGGAACTACTTGACACAGAAAGCTTTTCACCGTATACTAATGGTAAGCAATTACATAAAGGAACATAATGAAAAAACCCTTTGATCTATCAAAGTTTAGAAAAGATATTACAAAGTCAATTGAAGGTATGAGTATTGGATTTCATGATCCAACAGATTGGATCAGTACTGGCAATTATGCATTAAACTATTTGATTAGTGGTGACTTTAACAAGGGTATTCCTCTTGGTAAAGTTACTGTATTTGCTGGTGAAAGTGGTGCCGGTAAATCATATATCTGTAGTGGAAATGTTATTAAAAATGCTCAAGCTCAAGGAATCTATGTTGTATTAATTGATAGTGAAAATGCACTTGACGAAAGTTGGTTATTGGCATTAGGTGTTGATACTAGTGAAGAAAAACTATTGAAATTAAACATGGCTATGGTTGATGATGTGGCTAAAACAATAGCTGTATTCATGAAAGATTATAAAGCATTGGAACCAGAAGATAGACCAAAAGTATTATTTGTAGTTGATTCATTGGGTATGTTAATGACACCAGTTCAAGTTAATCAATTTCAAGGTGGTGAAATGAAGGGTGATATGGGTCACAAACCTAAAGCTCTTAAATCATTGGTAACCAATTGTGTTAACATGTTTGGTAGTTTGAATGTAGGTATGATTTGTACTAATCATAGTTATGAATCACAAGATCCATATAGTCCCGATCCAAAGATCAGTGGTGGTAGTGGTTTCGTATATGCCAGTTCAATTGTAGTGGCAATGAAAAAACTCAAACTAAAAGAAGATGAGGCTGGTAATAAAGTTACTGATGTTCTTGGTATTCGTGCCGGATGTAAAATTATGAAAACTCGTTATGCCAAACCATTTGAAGATATTCAAATTCAGATTCCTTATGAAACTGGTATGAATCCATATAGTGGTTTCTTTGATCTTATTGAAAAACGTAGTATGATTAAGAAAGAAGGTAATCGTTATACTTATACTGATCTTAATGGTGAAGTTCACAAATACTTTCGTAAAGAATGGTCTAAGAATGAAAATGGTATTATGGATTTAGTAATGGATGAATTTGGTAAACAAGATCAGGTTATAAATACAATTATTGAGGAGGAAATTGAATAATGAGTTTAACATTAGTAGCCGAAATGTGGTCGGCAGTTAAAGAAAGCATCATTAGTAGTGATCGTTCAGTTGTTGCGGATAATGTCATTTCTCTGTTGATTGATCATGATATTGGCCCAGATGAAATTCGTAAAGCATTTCGTGGTGAGGGTGATATTATTGATGCATTAAAATATTATATGGATTCTGAAGATTGGTCTGATAGTGAAGAAGATGAATTGAATGAAGATCAATCTGATTTTTATGACGATGAATCTGATGAAGATGATGAAGACTGGTGAGTATGAATTGGTATACTAAGATTACTCAAAACTTAGCAAACTTGCCTGATTTTATTTCTCATTATGAAACTGAATTAAATCAGGCAAAATTTGATACTCATATCAAGGGTAGTATAGAAAAGAGTATAGCATATTTACCAGGAATTACAGAACAACGATTCAATCAACTTCAAGAAATTGAAGCAGTTCTTAATTATTTAAACATTCAACTTAGAAAATTACGTAGTCAGACATTTAAAAAATTTCTAGAGGCTTACAATAGAGCATTAACTAGTCGTGATGCTGAGCGTTATGTAGATGGAGAATCAGACATTATTGACATGGAAACATTATGTAATGAAGTTGCTTTACTACGTAACAAATGGCTTGGTATTATGAAAGCATTAGAAAGTAAAAACTTTATGATGGGCCATCTGGTTAGATTAAAAACTGCTGGTATGGAAGATTTCTCAATTTAAGGATCAATGATGTTCCCGTATATCGGTGGCAAGAAACAACATAGTAAATGGATTGACCCATTGTTCCCAACTGATTTTTCTACTTATGTAGAAGTATTTGGTGGGGCAATGTGGATGTATTGGCAAAGTGCTAAAACTTCTGTACAAACAAACGTATACAATGACTTTAATAGACATTTGGTTAATGTATTTCAGTGCTCAGCAACAGATCCAAAACATTATCATAAAGTATTGCAAAGTTATTATAAAGATGTGGGTGATGCCAAAATGTTCACACAATATCGTGATGATGTATTTTCTGTATATAACACTCAATTTGCTATTCCTGACTATGATCTAGCAGCCAAGTATATGTTGCTTCAAACTCAAATTTTCAGTGGTGGTATGGGTATTCATGAACGTAGTAACATCTATCATAATCCCAAATACAAGCCTAAGTTTTTTACCTACGCTGAGAAGTTTGAACAGAAAAAGTATCTGGACAAATTGGCAGTATTACAAACTGAAAACATGGATTGTCGTGATGTTATCAGAAAATATGACAGTTCAGATGCTTTCTTTTATGTTGATCCACCGTACTTTAATTTAGAAGATTACTATACTAAGAACAGTTTTGGTCGTGATGATCATATTGAATTATTGACTCAAATGAGTACTATGAAGGGTAAGTTTGCTCTAAGTTATTACTATTTCAAAGAACTTGAAGATATCATGCCAAGAGACAAATTTTACTGGCATGAACAAGTTACATATAGTAACAATGGATTAACCAAGGTTGATGGTGCTGTGAGAAAAGATGGTAAAAAGGCTAAAGGTGTCAGAACAAAACGAGTAGAAGTATTGATATTAAACTATACACCAGATTTAAAATCTGATATAATAACTAAATCAAAGATAAATCTAGCTGATACGAATTTGTTTGAATTTGAATAAATACTATATTATGAAAATCAACGAACTCTTACACGAAGGTATTATCAATTGGACTAGAACCAGTGCTCAGAAAATATTTGACTGGGTTGGAAAAATTATTAAACGTATAGGATTTGGTCAACAAGTGGAAATTAATTTAGCGACTGCTATGGGACTTAACTCTCTTAGAGAATCAACAGAATCAACGACACCAGTGAATCAATCAAATTCACTTCCTCCTGATCCAAAAACAAAACCACCAAAACCTAAGGCCACTAGAGATAAATTTGACTTGACCGCAATGATTGGTTACTTCAATGAATTCAGCGTGGCATGGAAACTTGCATATGCTTTTGAACACAATGGTGTAAATATCAATCCGTCAATTGAAGGTGGGTTGAAAAGACATGCTGAAAACTATAAAAATCTTATCTTGGATAATGCAGAAAAATTCAAGAAACCATTAGCAACAATTCAATCTGAACTTCAACGAGCCGAAGATGGTTCAGAAATCATGGCTAAAAAATTATGGGACGAAATTATATCCTCTCATGATCTTAAATTGATTGATGTTGATATTGTCTTGACTGGAATCTCATCTATGGGTGCTGGTAAAGAAGATATTTTGATCAAAATCAAAAAGAAAGGTACCGAAGAAACTCAAGACATGATCAAGGCCAGTCTGAAATTATATAAAAATTCAGGCGGTGTTAATGTTTATAATAGTACTTTTGCTAGTTATCTAGTTACTGTTCTAACAGGTAAAAATGATCCTGGAACTGGTAAGAAAGCTGTTAAATCATTTTTAAAAGATCATCCAGAATATACTCAAGAAGTTGAAGAAGTTCTGGCTATTACCGATCAATGGCTTGTTATAAAAAACGATCTTAAGAAAAAGAACGATCCAAATTATAGAAAAACTGCAAATGAATTTGTTACCGCTAATCGTGGATATCAAAAGATGCGCGATCTATTATTTGGCAGAATGTTTAATGATTTTTATGGTCGTGATAAAGCCGCAATCAACGAAAGAATTCTACAACGTTTGGGACTAGATGGTGCGGATGATGTATATCTATTGGTCGGAACTGAACGTCAAAGAATGATTCCGGTTAGTAGTAGAACCAGTAAAGAGTTTGGGCAACTATATCAACAGTTGAAATCCGGATTCAATATTAGATATGATATTCCAGATAGTCCAGATATTGTATCGTGTAATCTAATTATTGAAAGTGAAGAAGGCGAACAATTAGTAAAAATCAATGTTGGATTCAAAGAAGGTGGCACATTCCCTCATATGTGGGACGTGGGTGATATTGTTAGAGCCGCCAAAAGAGAACAAGGCATCAAATAACTATCCAAATAATATTGACATAATGTACAATATATAGTATACTATTATTTAATTAAGTATACTTAGGAGATATCTTTGTTCCCATATATCGGCGGTAAAGCCAATCATGTTAAATGGTTAGATCCATTATTTCCAGTTTCTGGAATGACTACATTCGTAGAAGTATTTGGTGGGGCTGGATGGGTTGGTATTCGTAGTAAAAGAATCTTACAATGTTCAACTAGAGTATATAACGATTTTAATATCTTTATTGCCAATATTCATGAATGTTTTAGATCCAAACATATACAATTATTACAAGAATTAGAAAGTTATTCCAAAAGCGATCCAACATTATATAAACAATTTCAACAAGATATATTTGGAAATTCATCAACTGTAATTCTTGGTGATGTTGTATTGGCTGCAAAATATCTTTATCTTCAAACTCAAATCTTTAGTGGTACAACACTTGGTCTGAATACTAATAGTTATTTTTGTGATACTGCCAGTAATGGAAAGTATGGTAGCAAATATGATACTATAAAAGATAAGTTAACAAATAAAACTTATACTGATAGATTAACTGGTGTTACACAAGTAGAAAACATGGATTGTATTGACTTGATTAAAAAATATGATAGTCCAACTACATTCTTTTATGTTGATCCACCATATTTTAAGAAAGAATATTTATATACGGCAGAATTCCCAGATACAAAACATTTAGAATTGGCTGATACACTTAAAAACGCTCAAGGTAAATGGTGTTTAAGTTATTATGATTTTCCAGAATTAGAACAATGGTATCCCAAAGATCAATATCATTGGCATAGTCAAGATGTATTTCGTTGGTCTAGTACTCGTGGTCATAAACAAGAAAATTATAAGAAAAATAGTCGTGGTACAGAAATCGCTGTATTGAATTATATCCCACAGCCAGATATCATCATTCCCAAAGTCAAAAAAGTAGTAAATTCCACATATAATACGCTTTTTACTGAGTAAATCTTAGTGTTGTTTTTATGCAACACTGAGATATTCTCAATATTTCAAATTTGACAACAAATCTCTTTTCGTCTATACTGTAGTTATAGTAGTTAAACAGTAGAAAAAGAAAAGATCATGAGAATCAGCACAGAACTTAGAACTCTTGTAAAAACTCGTCATCGTGTATTGTATACAACTTTTGGTGGCAAAGAAAAGGGTTTAACTTACTTGGTAGTCGGTCCCGCTACTGATGGCACTTGGATGTTCAAAGTAGTGAGTGATCCCTCGTGGACTGAAGTAGACACAAAAGGTCAATGTCACAACCACTTTTACGATGGTCGTACTCGTACTGTAGATACTCTTGAACTTAAGGCATACGAGTTACATAAAGAACAATTGGCACAAGGTCAGTTATTCTAGTAGTTAATAAGGAGTTGAAAATGGTTGAAATTACTTTTGGACTCGTAGTATTAACTGCGATATCGCTCATTGGGTTACTGGCAGCATGTGCGGCGTTTATCATTGCATGTTTAGCATGGGGTCGAGTGAGACGACAGAAACGACTGGGAGATAATTGATATGGCAGAAGTCCGTGTTTCTCATCTGTACAAAGTCACTATGACAGAGTATGAAAGTGGCTGGGGTCAACGTCCCATGGGCACTAAGTTCTTTGACAATGAGGCAGAAGCTAAGAAGTTTTGTGATGAATATGCAAGTGGTTCTTATGATTGCTACTTTCGTGCCACATACGAACGTGTTGCTTAAATACAACACTATTTGTTGACAACAAATCCATTTTACTGTAAAATACTTGTATTGAAACTGATAAATGAGAGCGAAAATGTTTAATAACATTGAAAAACATGCAAAAGAGATTTATGTAACAAATGGCGTTGTACGTTGGAAATCAAGTAAACGAGTTCCATTTAATGATATGTTAGAACAACTTTATAAAAACGGCAATATTCTTAAAAAAGAAGTTGCTAAAAGTAATTTAGTTCGTGAAAAAGAACAATCTACATTTTTAGAATCTTATTGTAAAAATTACAAAGGTCCCAGTGATGAAGAGCGTTTTGAAGCTCGTGCCGCTTTTGGCTCTGGGGTTGAGTTGGTTAACGTAATTACTGGTGATAAATGGACTACTTAATTAATGTAAAAGTGTTGTAAAAATACAACACTTTTTATTGACAACAAATCCATTTTCGTGTAAAATATACACATACACTAGAGAAAAGGAAGTAAATATGTTACGAAACTACCCAGCGTATTTCCCAGTAGAAGAAAAACAGTATACTGTAGAAGTTTATAAACGCGATGGTCGTCGCAAGTCAGGCGAAAGTCTGGTTAAAAAGTATGATCTGTCTGTTGAGGCACCACTGAAATCGGCTCAGGCTCATGTAGATGCAATTCAAATCGGTACTTATCCCGTTAGTAAAGGTTATCGTGTTGAATTACACGAAACTTATGTCACTCGTAAAAATATTCTGAGTGGCGAAGAATTTCAAGAACGCTATGATACGCCTTCTTTTTGTTCACCCAGTTCTGAATCATATTGGAGTATGTAATATGGCACGACAAAAATCAGTTATGTATCCCGCGGATTTGATGTTTGCCGCATCAGCCGCCGCTGATCGTGTCAATCAGGGTGAATACGTTAAAGTTGATTTAAATCAGTATGAAATTGCTGATGCCGATAATATTCCTGTTCAACAACATAAACTGCCAAATAAACAATTGATGATTGGGTTTTTGGCAGAACCACATAAAATCACTGATTCTGATCGTGAGCTTGGTAAAGATATTCGTACTCATTTCAAGGCACTTACTTTTGAAATTCTCAAAGGTAAAATTCTTAATGATTTTCAAATGAAGTCAATGAATTTGGCCAGCGGAGAAGAAATTTCAGAACGTGAAATGGCAACAATAGCATGTATGCCATTGACCTTTTCAAAGTCACAAAAACGTCGCGATGTAGATAGTCGTTTACGTGAATGTTTAAATGAATATGTGGGCGATATTGGTACTAAAGTTACACTTAGTGTAGAGATTGTCAAAGCCTCATATTCTCAGAATTATGGCTGTTATTTTATCTCTGGAATTACTAAAGAGAATCTTAGTGTATTTTTCGCCACAAGTAATTGGGGGCCACTTTTGGCTGTTGGAAATACAGTTAAATTAACTGGGAAAGTCAAGTCCCATCGTGATGGATTTGTGTCGCAATTAAACTACACTAAATTCCAATAAATTTGACAATAAATCAAGTTTGCGTTATACTGATATCTGTTCAATGATTCTAAGGCATTAATAAATGGCTACTTCAATTCGTGTTACCAGCGGTACTTATAAAGACTTCAAATTTGAAAACACTGTTTTCACTTTGGCACGCCCGCTTACGTCAAATAAAGATGGGCGTATTCAAGTGAAAAATTCAGGTCAACTTCCAACTAAATCAAAGTTGTGTTATATTGATGTACCCAATCCAAGCGCCATTGAAGTGTTGGAAACTGGGCGCAAATCTGTATCAACACAAGTGTCAAGTTTTATTCCCGCCGTACAAGAACCAGAAGTTCCAGCGGAATCTGATGAAGATGCCATGAATCGCATTGCCACTCGCTTTTCTATTCTAGAAAAAATGTCAAATGCCTGTGTTAGTAGTGATATTCGTGCCTTGATCGTATCGGGCCCACCGGGAGTTGGTAAATCATTTGGCGTTGAACAACAATTGTCAAAATACGAATCGTGGGACTTAATTGCTGGAAAAAAACCTCGTTACGAAATTGTCAAGGGCGCCATGTCAGCCTTGGGTTTATATGCCACTCTGTACAAATTTAGTGATCGTAAAAACGTCTTAGTGTTTGACGATTGTGATATTTTCCATGATGAAGATGCGCTTAACATTCTGAAAGCCGCATTGGATAGTGGCAAACGTCGCAAGATTTTCTGGAACACTGACTCACGTAAACTTCGTGAAGAAGGAATTCCACCAAGTTTTGATTTCAATGGTAGTGTCATTTTCATCACTAACTTGAATTTCAGTACAGCTCGTGGTAAAATTGCCGCTCACGTTGAGGCACTCCAATCACGTTGTCACTATCTGGATTTGACCATTAACACTGTACGTGATCGTATGTTACGTATTCGTCAGGTTCATCGTGATGCTGATGGTGGTTTGTTCAATGAATATGATTTTGAATCCAATGAGGGTGATCAAGTTTTGGATTTCATGTGGGAAAATCGTAGTGTTCTTCGTGAAGTATCTTTACGTATGGCACTTAAAATTGCCGATCTGATGAAAGTGGATTCAACTGATTGGAAAAATCTCGCTATGAATACATGTACTACCAATAGCTAGTTTTATCTAGTGTCAAAAAAGCCCCTTAATTGGGGCTTTTGTTTGCCTAATCACTTGACATAGTATAATAAGATAAGTATAATACTTACTATGAGACAGTGTAAATTAATAATTAAAGATGAAGTAAACGTAAAAATTGAAGACTTGGATGTTGTTGATCGTAGAGCGTTGGTCAAAATGTTTGAGTATGAAATTCCTGGCGCACGATATCAACCAAGTGTCCGATTGGGTCGTTGGAATGGGAAAGTATCCTATTTTCAATTGAGTGGATCCACATACATTAATCTATTACCCGATATACTAGAATATCTAGATCAACGAAACTATGATGTTGAACTAATAGATACTAGAGATTATAATACCACATTCTCATTTGATTTAGTAGATGAACATACATTTGATGGTAAATTCTGGCCCAAAGGTCATGAACGTGAAGGTCAACCTGTAATTCTACGTGACTATCAAATTGCAATTGTCAATAACTTTTTGGCCAATCCACAATCATTACAAGAAATTGCCACTGGTGCTGGTAAAACTCTTATGACTGCCGCTCTGTCTTATAGAGTAGAACCATATGGTAGATCAATTGTAATTGTACCAAACAAAGATTTAGTTACACAAACAGAGGCAGATTATATTAATTTAGGTCTAGATGTTGGTGTATATTATGGTGATCGTAAAGAGTTTGGTCGTAAACATACAATATGTACATGGCAAAGTTTAAACAATCTATTGAAGAATACCAAAGACGGTACGGCAAATATAACTATTCAAGAATTTATTGAAGATGTAGTATTGGTTATGGTAGATGAAGTTCATATGGCTAAGGCAGATGCTCTTAAGACATTACTTACTGGTGTATTCTCACAGATACCAATTCGTTGGGGATTAACCGGTACAATTCCCAAAGACAAATATGCTTATGCTGCTTTAATGGTTAGTATTGGTTCAGTAATTAATAAATTATCAGCCTCAGAGTTACAAGAAAAGAATGTATTATCCAAGTGTCATGTTAACATTGTACAACTACAAGATGAATTAGAATTTGGTGATTATCAATCTGAACTTAAACATTTACTTGAAGATAGAAATAGACTTGATGCTCTTAGTTTGATTATAGAAAAGATTATTGAAACTGGTAATACATTGATCTTGGTTGATCGTGTGGCTGCTGGACATGAATTGGCTGCTAGAATACCTAATAGTGTATTTCTGAGTGGTAAAGATAAAACAAAAGTTAGAAAAGTTGAGTATGATGAAGTAGCAACCAGTGATGATAAAGTAATTATTGCCACATATGGTATTGCTGCAGTTGGACTTAACATACCAAGAATTTTTAATTTGGTTATGGTTGAATCTGGAAAAAGTTTCACAAGAGTTATTCAGAGTATTGGACGTGGTATTAGAAAAGCGGAAGATAAAGATTTCGTTCAAATTTGGGATCTAACCAGTAGTTGTAGATTTGCTAAACGTCATTTAACTAAACGAAAAGAGTTTTATCGTGAAGCAAACTATCCCTTCACGATAGAGAAATTCAAATATAGATGATTATGACAAATATCCATAATCACTTGACAAATCATCGCCTATATAGTAAAATGTTTACTATTGGAGAAATAAAATTAAGATTTTAACATTAGACAATTGCTCTTACAATCTGGAAAATCTACCAGAAGAAATAGATGATCTTAGATTTGCCATATTAGATAATAGTAATCCACAAAATGTAGATTATCATTATATTCCTCTAATATTTTTAGAAAGTTTTAATAGTCCGGCATTAGTATTACGTATTGGAGATTGTACTATTAAGATGCCGTTAGATTGGCAAATTCTTATTGGTGAAAGTGAGATGGGTGATTTAGAAACTCTACCATTAACCAGTATCAATGATCGTGGATTTAGAGCATTTGAATTTAATCCATTAAGTGGATTTAGACCCAGTTTTCTTGACATTGAAATCTTAGATGTGTATCATGATGTAACATGGTATGCACCTAGATTAAAGAATGGACAATTCTTATGTGTACCAATTGAAGAAGATCAAAAACCACGTTGTATATATTTTGTAAAAGAAATCAGTCGTAATTGTGAAATTGTGGACTACTCACAGGCATTTTAATGGCAACTAAAAAACCAGCAGTTTCAGTAGATGAGAAATTTACCAATCAAGACTTTGATTTATTTAAAGCACTATCTGCTATTGATTCAAAGAATTATAACTGGTATAAAAATCTTACTGAAGATCAGAAAAAGAAATTTGTACCATATATGATGACTCATTGGGTTAGTTCTGTAACAAAAAATGGGCCAGTGGCAGAATATTATTTGGGTAGTACAAACGAATATGTTAATAAATATTTGTTTAACGAACATGTTAAAGATCATCCTGAATTACAATGGTTAATGTTATGTTCTGCTAGTCCAGGAATTGGTAATCAAAAACACGCTTGGATTCCACATATGAAACCAAAAGTGATTGAGTTAAAAGATAAAGCAGTTAAAAAAGATGTTAAAGAATACTTTTCTAAAATATATTCTGGATTAAAGCCTGATGTATTAGAAGAAGTCAGTGTTCAATATACTAACACACAACGTCATTTATTCAAATTGGCAGAAATGTTTCCTAATATGAAACGAGCAGATTTGAACTTAATGGGCGAACTAATATCAGAAGAAGATATCAAAGACTATGAAAGAGAAAGTGGAAACTGAACAGTCAGAAGAATATCGCTGTGAACATTGCAAAAGAAATTTTGTAAAACCTGGCAATTTGCTCAAACATTTATGTGAGCAGAAAAGACGTTGGCAAGAAAAAGATAAACCCGCTAATAGAATTGCATATGAATCTTGGCTTAAATTCTATAAAACAATTCAACCATTTAAAAAGAAAAAGGAATATATTGACTTTATTGGCAGTGCTTATTATGTTGGTTTTGTCAAGTTTGGTTTGTATTGTGTAGAAGCTTCAGTAGTTGATCCACTAGGATATGTGAACCAACTACTTAAAGATAATACACCACTAGATAATTGGAATAGTGATAAAGTATATACAAAATATTTGATTCTACATCTTAGAAGTGAAGATGGTATGTTAGCTGTCAAACGTTCAGTAGATAATATGTTAACACTAAGCGAAAATGAAAATCTACAATTACGTGATGTATTTAAATATGTTAATGTAAATAAATTATGTTATCAGATAGTCAATGGTAAAATTAGTCCATGGATGGTATATCAAAGTAAAACTGGTGTAGAATTTTTAAGTAGATTAAATGATGATCAACGAAATCTTATCTATCCATATATTGATCCAGAACGTTGGAATATTAAATTCAAACGTGATAATGAAGAAACAAAAATGATTAATTCAGTTATTGCTCAAATTGAGGGTTTATGAAATTTAGTGCCGATATTGATTTAGATTTTGGTGATCGTAATATATTATTAGAACATATTGAATATACTAGTGCGGCTATGAGAAATGTATCACCCATTCGTAAACATGGTAGTGGTATATATGTAACTGATATACCCTATGATTCTTCTTATGATATGACTTCAATTGATTATACTGAATGTGAAAATCGTGGATATATTAAATTAGATTTATTAAACGTTTGGTTATATAAACTAATCAAAGATGAATCGCATTTAATTGAATTGATGAAAGAACCAAATTGGTTAAAATTACAAGATCGTGAATTCTTTGACAAATTGATTCAGATTGGTAATTCTTATCATTATGAAA